AGCCAATGAGTACAAGTATTTAATCTAAGTATTCTTAAGATATTTTTAAGGCTATTACTAATGGCTTCTCTTTACCCTGATACCAGCAGCACCACAGTAGCTACGGGGCTTCTAGCGTTATCACTGTGGTTATAAGTCATAAGGTAATGGCAATCATAAGGTAGCCAATGGATATCCCTTTGTCTCTACCCCCCGATACTCCATAACTTTTAACCATAAGGCACAAGCAACCAAGGGTAAAGCCAAGGGTAAGCCAAGGGTAAGCCAAGGGTAAGCAACCAAGGGTAAAGCCTCCAGTTACCCCTGTGGAGAGGCCACCCCCACTTATCCGAGGGGAATCTGGGGGGAATATACCCCAAATACACCGGAGGAGAATTATAACTTCAGGGGTAACCATGTGAAGATCCTACTGGTAAGCACCTCAAGATCCTGACCTTAGAGTACCACCTATAGGTACTTCATTTGAAGCCTCTCAAGGTGAGTGATTACTGGAGTGCAGGGCATGGAGTAGGCTTTAGGTGTAGCTATAGAACCTGACTAGAGTACCATTCATCGGATAGTTGAAGATAAATGAAGAAAAGACTTGACAAGACTTAGAAACCTTGGTATAATAGACTATAGGCTTTTATCCTTAATCAATCATCTTTCCAGTAACACTTAAAGAAAAGCCTAAGGTGCACCTTAAGGTATACCTATAGAACCTGTTTAGGGTTAATGTTATGAGGATGATTTGATTAGGTTGATCCTTTACAATCCAGTAAATAAGCTTTACATAAGTTGTTCCGAAAATAAAGCTTGACAAGAGGTATTATCTATGGTATACTGTATCTATAGTGAAGAAAAATGGTTAAAACCAGGGGTTGGCTATGAACGATCAAACTAAAGTGGTCGATATCATGTCAGCCCCTTTATCTCCTAAGGAGAAGCTAGACATCTATTGTGAAGGCCTGTGTGATGGATTAAATAAGACACAAGCTTACATAGCTGCAGGCTTCTCTAAGAACCACGCTCAACGTAACGTAGCACCTTACCATCGTAAGCATGCTGAGTACATCAACGCATACCTATCAGAACGCATTGGGTCACACGTACCAGCAGCCCTAAGGGTAGTGGTTACGATTATGAATGATGTGGAAGAGAAAGGTGGTATTCGACTTAAGGCTGCACAAGACGTACTCGACAGGGGCGGCTTTGGAGCAACTAGGAAACTAGAGTTGACTACTAAGGATGTAACAGAACTTACTACTAAGGATCTACAAGATGAGCTTGCAAAGCTACTTAACGATGAGCCCGAGTTGGCTAAAGTCTTCAATATCAAGGCAGTACAAGACGGCACATGAGCTAGTTAAAATCCGAGAGGGCTTAGTCCTCCGGTGGTATTTAGACTCGCTAGGTAAGCCTACAGCGGGTTATGGTCACCTCCAGAAGAAGGGTGAGGAAAAGCTGACGGTAACCAAGGCGTTAGCCGATGCATGGTTCGAGGGTGATATTAAGGATGCAGAGGAGGCAGCTACGAAGCAGTCTCTACAACTGCCCTTTGTCACCCAAGACCTCCTCAATGTCCTTGTATCAGTCAACTATCAATTAGGTACTGGATGGACTAATAAGTTCAAGAACACCTGGGGCTTAATGCTCAAGGGTGACTTCTACGGTGCTGCTGATGAGGCTGAGAATAGCCTTTGGGCTAAGCAAACTCCAGTACGTGTACGAGACTTCCAGAAGGCCCTATGGCGTACTCAAGTCCTCTACGATTTATATAAGGGCTAAGAATGGAAACATCAGAACGGTTATTATCATTACTACAAGAGTTGAAGGTTCGTCAGAAATATTGGCAGATCCAAGACTATAAGCCATACGGTTGGCAAGAGCAGTTCATTAAAGCTTCTAAAGATTGCTCCCAGCTATTGGCTATGACTGGTAACCGTTGTGGTAAAACATACACTGGTGCTTACATCATGGCCGTCCATCTTACTGGTCTCTACCCAGACTGGTGGGAAGGTAAACGTTATGATAGACCGATTGAGGCTTGGGCTGCAGGTATCTCTACTGACACCACCCGGGACATCCTTCAGAGCGAATTACTAGGCTCTTGGAAGGACCCTGAGGCATACGGAACAGGGATGATACCTAAAGAGCTTATAGTGAATACAGTGAGACGGGAAGGAAAGCCCGGGTGTATCCAAGCCGTATTAGTTAAGCACATCTCAGGTGGCACTTCGGCTCTGACATTCAAGTCCTACGAGATGGATCAAGACAAGTTCATGGGTACAGCAATTGACATGATCTGGCTTGACGAAGAGTGCCCCAAAGATGTTTACACACAGTGTGTTACTCGTACTGCCACTACAGGTGGTATCGTGTACCTGACGTTTACTCCCGAGCATGGTCTTACGGAACTTGTGAAAGACTTCATGTATGAGATCAAGGATGGCCAGTTCATGGTCACAGCCTCATGGGATGACGCCCCACACTTAGATGACAAGATTAAAGAACAGTTGATGTCGGTATACTCCCCCGCTGAACGTAAGATGAGGGTCAGTGGCCAGCCAAGTATTGGTACTGGTGTTGTATTCCCAATCACTGAAGACAAGGTTGTAGTTGAACCTTTCGCTATCCCAGATCACTGGTTCCGAGTAATAGGAATTGACTTAGGCTTTGACCACCCTAACGCTATCGCAGCTATAGCATGGGATGGAGAGGCTGATAAGTACTACCTATACGATGAACGATCTGAGCGAGGTGAAACCCTAGGCATGCACGCGGATGCGATTAGATCTATGGGTGGAACCAAGATACCAGTTGTTGTGCCCCACGATGCCTTTAAGCACGATGGGGCTACTTCTGGTCGTAAGTTCGTAGACATGCTAGACCAAGATTATGGCCTTAACATTGTAATGCAACCCTTCTCTAACCCCCCTGACATCAATGGTAAACATGGTGGCAACAGTGTGGAGTATGGAGTCAACTGGTTGCTGACACGTATGGATCAAGGCTCATTCAAGGTCTTCAGTACATGCACTAAGTTCCTACAAGAGATGAAACTGTATCACCGTAAGGATGGTAAGATTATTGATCGGAATGACGACATGATCTCAGCTACCAGATATGGTGCTATTATGATGAGCCGCTTTGGTCGTCCCGGGGGCATTCAAACGAGTGGCTACCATTACGACAGCAGCAGACCCTTAACCCCTTCATGGTATGATGAGATTGTCTAATGACTAAGAAAATTGAGCCAATGGATGACGAACAAATCTATGCCCACGTAGACCAGTGGCTTACAGACAGTTTATCATTCAACACAACTGAGCTATCCCATCAACGGGCTGAAGCCCTTAAGTATTACTTTGGTGAGCCCTTCGGTAACGAGAAGCGTGGTAAGTCCCAAGTAGTAACACGAGATATTGCAGAGACTATTGATTGGATTATGCCATCACTAATGAAGGTATTCCACTCAGGTGGTCAAGTAGTTAAGTACAACCCAGATACTGCAGATGATGTGGAACTGGCTGAACAAGAGACTGAGTACGTCAACTATCTATTCAATCGAAAGAATGACGGATTCAAGATTATGCACGATTGGTTCCAAGATGCCCTTATGATGAAGACTGGGGTTGCTAAGGTTTACGTTGAAGATGTGCCTAGACCATCCTTTGACTTCTTCACAGGTCTGAGCGAGGCATCTGCTACGGAGATCCTAGCTGACAATGACATCACCTTACTAGCCCGTACAGTTAACCCTGACGGTAGTTGGGATATCAAGGTTCGTAAGGACGATACTAAACGTGAGATTAAGGTTTGTGTAATCCCTCCAGAGCAGTTCATTATTGACCGAGAGGCTACTAGCCTTGATGATGCTCAATTCTGTGCTCACCGTGAAGAGAAGACTGTATCACAACTACGGGCACTAGGTGTTCCAGAGGATGTGATTGATGAGCTACCTTGGGATGAGTGGGAGTTTGCCGATAGCACATCTGAGAAGCTAGTCCGAGATAACTTTGACTCCTCAGGGCAGTTTGCGTATCAGACGGGTGCAGAGGCCGAGGCTAACCGCAAGGCTTGGGTATCCGAGTGTTATGTAAACCTAGATGCTGATGGTGATGGATATGCAGAGCTGAGACGCATTGTAGTCGTCGGTAACCATATCATCTCTAACGAGGAATGGGATTGTAAGCCTTTCGCTGACATCACTCCACATCGCATTGCACACAAGTTCTATGGCATGTCTATCTACGACAAGATCAAAGACTTACAAGAGATTCGTTCTACCCTAATGCGTAACATCTTAGACAACATCTACCGGACTAATACAGGCCGATATGGTATTGTAGAAGGACAGGTTAACATTGATGATTTGATCTCCAATGCTGAATCTGGTGTTGTACGTATGAAGGGTGCTAACGCTATCCAAGTCTTAGATACTCCTCAGTTGTCTCCTGAAGCATATAACATGCTGGATCGACTAGAGGCTGATCGAGGTAAACGTACTGGTGTATCTGCACGGTCCCAGGGCCTAGATCAGAACACTCTCCACAGCAACCAAGCAGCAACCTCTGTAAACCAGATGATGACTGCTGCTGAACAACAGATTGATTTGATTGCCCGTATGTTTGCAGAGACAGGTGTTAAACGCCTCTTTCAGTTACTACATGACCATGCGATCAAGTATCAGGATCAGAAGGAAGTCTTTGAGTTACGTGGACAATATGTCGAGGTTAACCCCTCTAACTGGCGTCAACGGAGCTCCCTAAGTGTTACCGTAGGTATTGGTAACATGAACAAAGACCAACAACTCCTACACCTAACTCGTATGTTTGAGATGGCTCAGACTATTGTAGCAGGTGGTGGAATGGGTATTCTAATCTCTGAACAGAACATCTATAATATACTTAAGGAAATGGCTGAGAATGCTGGCTACAAAGATGTGTCCCGATACTGGACTGACCCAAGCTCCCCTGAAGCTCAACAAGCAGCCCAAGAGAAAGCTGAAGCAGAACAGAAGCCAACACCCGATGATCTTCGTGCTCAAGCTGATACGCTTCGTGCTCAGTCTGATGCTCAAGCGAAGCAAGCAGAGGCCAAAATGAAGGAAGTCAATGCCACGGTTGAAATGGCTAAGATTGAACTGGAGAAGCAACGGGCTACCGTAGAGCTTCGACAGATTGCACTCCAAGAAGAGCAGCTAGAGTTAGAACGACAGAAGTTTGCTTGGCAGCGAGCCCGTGATGAAGCTGAGTTCGTACTTGAACAAGAGCAACAGCGAGCAGCAGCCCTAGGTGATGGACACGTTCCAATGACCAAGCAGACACCTAAGAAGGTTCCCGCTAAAAGGACTACATAATGAAGATGGGATACTCCATACACCTTTCGGAGAGGGTGCAAGAACTCCTCAACGAGGGAACACTGGAAGAGATCCTAGCCCTCGTTAAGGCCCAGATCGAAGGGGAGTGGGCTAGTACCGCTCCTTTAGATTCACACATTAGGGAATCAATCTACCATGAACTGCACGCCCTTAACCGTGTCAACATTATGATTAAAACCGTAGTTGACGACCTTATTATGAAGAGAGAGTATTGATGGAAACTGAGAATCTAAGCACTGAAGAAATCATTGAAGACCTCATGGATGACGATGGCTTCTTACCCGGTGATGCAGACTATGTAGAACCTGAGGTTGAAGACGAGGAAGAAGAATCCGAAGTTGAGCCTGAGGGTGAAGCTGAGGAGGAAGAGGACGAAGATCCAGAAGGTGATGGAGCTGAGTCTGATGAAGAGGAAGAAGAGGAAAGCCCAGAGGCTGACCCCCAAGCTCTCTCGGATGAAACCCTTCTGGATCTACAAATTGGTGAAGAGACGTATGAAGTAAATCTAGCAGAGCTTAAGTCTGGTTACCTTCGGAATGAAGAATATGTAACCATGATGGAATCTTTACAGGAGGAGCATGACGAGCGTGTTGCTGAGCTTGAGTTAAAACAGGCTGAGTTAGTTAAGGAACTTGAGATTGCCTCAGTGATCTCTACAGGAGATTTAGCTAAGTACGATCAGATCAATTGGAATCAACTTAAGGCTGAAGACCCAGCACGATACAACGAGCTTCGACTAGAGGCGCTAGATGCCAGAGAGAAAGCTCAACGGATGGTACAACGGCGTAATGCTGTAGCTGGCCTAGACGCTGAGGCTAAACGCCTTAAGCACGAGGCTTTCCTAAAGCATCAGATGCAACTCGCGGAGACCCTTATCCCTGAGTTGAAAGATGAGACTGAGCGCAATAAGATCATCAGCTATGCCCAAAGTGTTGGCTTCACTAAAGAAGACATCCTGGGTATCAGCGATGCTAAGACCTTGCTTATCCTGAACAACTCCCGTAAGTATGCGGAATCTCAGGTTCGTAAGAAGGAAGCACTCGCTACAAAGGTGTCTAAGGATTTACCGTTAGCTATTAAGCCCGGTTCACCTAAGACTAAAGCTACAGCGGAACGTACTGCTAGTAAACGAACAGCAAACCGTGTCCGTCAAGAACAGAGTGTAGAGGCAGCAGCAGCTCACTTTGCGAACGTTATTAATTTCGATTAAAGGATAATACTAAATGGCTACTCCAGTAAATGCTGTATCAACGGTCAACATCAAAGGTCAACGTGAGGATTTAATCGACGTTATCTATAACATTGACCCATACGACACTCCTTTCCTAACTGCTATCGGTACTGGTAAGGCAACCGCACTAACTCACCAATGGCAGTCTGACGAGCTACGAGCTCCGAAGGTTAACACTGTAATTGAAGGTGAGGATGCATCAATCCAAGCTGGCTCATTCACCTCAATGCATGACAACATCTGTCAGATCGTTACTGAAACCTTACAGGTTACCGGTACTGCAGATGTTGTTAACAAGGCTGGTCGAAAGTCTGAACTTGCTTACCAATTGGCTAAGAAAGGTAAGGAAATCAAACTTGACATGGAGCACATGCTTGTTGGTGTACCCTTGGCTAAGGTTCAACGTACCTCTGCAGTCGCAGGTCAGGCAGGTAACATCTACTCGTACTACAAGACCAACGGTTCTGTGGGTGCGACTGGTGCTCAACCTACCGGTAATGGTGTTGATACTGGTACTGACGGTACTGTCCGCACTTTGACTGAGGCTATGATCCTAGATGCCTCAGAGAAGATCTGGCGTGAGGGTGGTAAGGCTAATCAGATCCAAACCTCTGCAACTCTGAAGAAGTGGATCTCCGCTAACTTTAAGGGTCGAGCAACTGAGCTTAGCTTGGATGCATCTTCAAGCACTGTTAGTGCAACTGTAGATGTTTACGAGTGTGACTTCGGTAAGTACACCATCAAGGCTAACCGTTGGTTTAAGTCTGATGCTTTGTTTATGTTTGATCCGAAGATGCATAGCCTATGCTACTTACGTCCGTTCATGCAGTTCCCGTTGTCTAAGACTGGTGACAGTGAGAAGCGTCAGATGTTGGCTGAGTACACCTTCCGTGTTAACAACGAGAAGTCTGGTGCTCTGATCCGTGCGGTTAAAGCCGGTTAATAACCCTAAGGGCCCCTTCGGGGGCCTTTTTTGTTTCTACTATAGGATTTAATAATGATTCAATCTAGTTACTCAATTGAAGGTGATAGTTTCGTCCGTCGGGATACCCAGAACGTAGATGATATTATCAAGAAGAATTTAGAAGAGCGAAACACAGGTGACAACGATAGTTCTAAGAAAGAGATGCGTAAGATCGCCTCGATTCCTCTAGCCATGGTTGAGTACCTTAAGACTCGCTCTTGGAAAGAAGGTGGTCCCATTGATATCAATCTAATTGGTAATGACCATGAGCATGCTGCTCGGTTCACCCTTTGGTTAAACGATAGTACAATGCGAGCCTTCCGTACCTCTACCGCGAGGGTTTAATATGAAGATTGCTAGTTTTGATGAATTGATTTCTGCAGTGAAGTCTTGGTCTAACCGTGATGATTTAAGTGATGACTTGATTGCATCCTTTACTTACATGGCTGGCTCAATGGCTTCCCAGATCCTGCGAGTACCTGCAATGGAGTCTATCGCACTCCTTGAGGTTAACGAGCATGGGCATGTTATTATCCCACCAGATTTTGTACAGTTGAAAGCAATGACTCACGAATGGGATAGTGAACATTCAGTACCACTTAGTATCGTAGCTTGGGATCAGTATGTAAACTATCTTAACTCAGATATCCAAGCCTACGCCCCACACTTCTTTGCACGACAAGGTCCTTATTGGTTCATTGCACCTAAGCCTGCAGCGGGCACTAAGGTAACCTGTCACTACTACCGTACGATGCCTGACATTGGCCCTACAGAACAGTTCAACTGGCTAGTCCAAATGAGCCCCTTGTCATACCTATACGGTTCACTACACTTTCTAAACCTATACGTTATGGATGAGACTCGTGCTGACTTCTGGCTAACTAAGTTTCAGGGTGAGTTAATCCGAATCCAGCAGATGAATGACCTAGCGGAACACGCAGGTACATCCCTGACTGTACGTCCTAAGGAATACAACGGAGTATTATAATGTCTTACGATGGCTTCTATGGCGACTTGTCAACACGAGGTTCGGTTAACGAACTATTAAATCAAGCTAACAATATCAAGGTTTCCATTGAGGCTTCTGCGGCAGAGGTTGCTGCAGACACATTAGATGTAGACTTGAAACATGGAGAGGTTGAACTAAGGGCTGCCCAAGTGCAGGCCAATGCCGCCTTTGTTGGGATTAAGGCCCAAGAAGTTCAGGTTAACTCAGACTACGTTGCAGGTGTAGTTATTGGTGGATTGATGAGTGATGCACCTGCAGATGGTAACACTTATGCCCGTAAGGATAATGACTGGGTACTTTCTGCAGTAACTAAAGAACACCTAGATGTTAACCTATATTGGCCAGCCCCTGCGTCTAATGTAGAGGCGGTCTCTGGTGTACTCGCTAGGATGTATCCTCGACACAACTTAAGTGGGGCAGTCCTACCAGCCTGTTATGCACGTAGAGAGATCCCCAGCAGCACTGAGAACCTAACCCTAGAGATTACCTCTACCAACCCAGCTAAGTTATGGAAGGCTACATGCGTAATCCCAGCAGGTGAACGTGAGGGCTTCTTTACTTCAGGCTCTGATATGGATATGGACTCAACTGAGGGCTTCGTGATTAAGCCTAACCCCGCTCCTACTGGGGCAGTCACTGGGTTGTCCTTAAGCTTACGTTGGGAGATCCTAGCAGATCAATCCTTCCAACGACTCTCCGTACCACAGCCTAGATCTATCAACACAGTGATTATACATGGGGCTGGTGTAGGGCCTACGTTCACCCTAGAGAAGCTCTCTACAGGCCTCTCAATGACCTCACAAGACGTTGGTGGTAACATCAAGGACTCTAAAGATGTATCTGTATCAAGTAAGTCAGACACCATGGTTTTTCTCCGTGATGACAACAGTATCATCAGTTCCGATATACGTTCAGGCTTTACGCTGTCTACTCTTACTTCAAGTAATCCTCGCCGTGGTATCTCGTTGAACCGGAGTGCCACTAAGTTTGTAACTACAGAGTTGAGAGGCTCAGATGTGTGGTTGATGGAGTATGACTACCCAAGTAACACCTTAGCGAATGAGATGCAACTTGTAGGTGTGACTTCAGTTAACTCTGTAAGGTATGCTCCCAATGATCGGTTCATCTTGATTGGACATTCCGATGGGTTGCTCTTATTGAATGCCCTGACACACCTTCCTACCACCATCACAGACCCACCAGTAGGTGAAGTCTTAGATGCTGTAGTCTCTCCATCCCTGTACGCTATCCTTTGTAGACAAGACACAGGTATTACACTCCATGTTGTAAACAATGGTGAGCCTATGGCCTACCTAGGCTCGAAGTCTTGGTCTAACATAACAAGTGCTGAGTTCAACTGGGATACAACTGATGATATGCCATACCCTCACTTTGTAGTAGGAGGTATGAATACTTCGGGTGCTTGGGAAGTAATCCCCTATACGGCTGAAGTTTTTGACTATAATGAGATGTCTTGGAAGATTGACTTTGGAGAAGAAATTGTTGGGATGACTTTCTCAGAGGCTGACTTTAGTTCTGGAGAACCTAAGGATTCAATCTTTGGACGAGCCTTGATTGTCTTCGGTAAGACTAAGTATAAAGTTTATAGCCTAGCCTCTGGTGTAGAGGTAGCCACACAACCCATTTCAGACTTCACTCAAATCACAGGGGGTGTCTGGAAAGAAGCCCAAGGATTATATGAATGAGTCTAATAGCTAACACAAACCGTAATGGAGAGGCTCAACCCAATGAGTCTCTTTTTGATGGCCATGGGACTGCAGGGATTGCAACTATTATGTTCCCGGGGTCTTACGCTACAACTGCTGTTGGTGGTATCATTTTGACAGGTGGCTCTACAGTTCTATCTCAAGCTGGTACTCCTACTCAGGTGGCTGAGGGTTTCTTCTTCCACCACATATTCCAGCAACTATCGCCTACAGAGTATGGAGTTACTTGCATGATCTCTAATGGCCCTGTAGCAGATGCCTCAGGAGATCCAAACCTAGCCACACCTATTCTTGAATGGATTGAAAGGTTTAATTTCAAATCTGTTAACCTTAAGAAGCGTAACAATGGAACCTTGGGTGCATTCCCTTTGCTTGAAAGCCCAACGCCACAAGGCTCTGGTATAACTGTAGTACTCAACGCTCCTATCTCTAAGGAAGTCTATGACTCCTATTATTCTAACCCCGATACTTACTTTGGGCCACTCTTTAGTGAGGTAAACACCCTTCGGCGTACAGTTGGGCAGCTCCGAGACTGTAAGGTTTATATCCGACCAACCGAGCCTGAGGAGTTAGTTGTAGACTACACTAACGTGTACACTGCAGATGCTAATGATGAGACACTCTGGGTTCAGGATGCCAAGGGTAATTTGGTGACAAGGATTGACATGAGTGAGGATGGAGACACTAAGGGTTCCTTCCGTGTACCCCTCAAGCCCTTCCAGACGTACACCTTCACTGTTCCGGGCTACTCCTTCCGTAACTACAGTATGACACTTAATGATAGCACACAGTGGACTGTAGAGCCTACAAAGCTACAGTTCATGGGGACTCTTGAGGTTAATGCTACATTCTACTTCAAGGTGCTAGCTAACGAAGAAGCTACCTTCTGTATGAAGGATTACAACCGTGGTGCAGTTGAGGGAACCTATGGTGCAGTCTTAACTCGTCTACAAGATGATGAGGTGACTGATGTAGTCTTAGACCAACAGACTTACTACTACCAACACCAATCTGTACCACTCCCTGTGTCTTCCCAAGAGCAACACTACAAGGTGGTACTCAAGGGTGCGGGACGTACTGCTATGTGGTTGGATGGTATTCCTAATATCTTCTCAAGTAGACTCTCTTGGTACACCCGTCCAACACTCTTAGACAATGAAATACTCTTAAGCTTCCCTGATCCTACTCCTATGAACTACCGTGGGCACATACCTTTGGTGGGACATTACATGCCCTACACTGATATCCCAGAGGTAGCTAAGGCTGACTTGGAATCCCTCAAGGCACAGACTGCTAACATCTATACGTTTGCTGATGTGATGAGTAAGACTCCTACTTGGGAGAATGGTTTTAAGGACTATATGTCTGGGGTCTTGGGGTTAGAGCGGGATTGGACACTTCTAGCTAAGACTGGACGTGTAGCTGTAATCGACTTCGAGAATGACCCAGAGATCCAGCAGGGGGTAGATGCTTGGATTAAGAACATCCATAGGATTAATGATGGCAAAGAACACTACATTGCTGCTGCGGATGAGCCTAACTTAAACTACCCAAGCTTTGAAGCCTACCGTAAACACTTTGTAGCCTTTGCTACATACGTTCGTAATCATCCACTATCTACTGCTGCCAAGATTAAGATTGTATCTCCAGCTAGTTCTAGGTTTGACCATGGGACAACTGTAGATAAATCTAAGTCCAGAAAAGGACAGTACTGGGCCCAGCAGATCATTGAGGAGTTCCCAGAACTAGTTGACGGGATTGCTTGGCATGATTGGACTGTACGAGGACTTCTTAATGTACGTCAGTATCAAACCGCAGTAGAGGCAGCTTACAAACTATCTAATGGTGGTCAACGTAAGTTAGCCCTAGAGCAGACTAATACCAGTGGTGGACAATCAGTCTCACTCTACGATCAGAATACTGAGTTTGCTACCGTATGGTGGGCCTCAGTCTTTATCAACGTTAGTCGTACTGGTAAGCTAGATGACTTGATGTGGTTCCCTATCGCTGATGAGTTAGACCACCCCAAGGGTTTGTTTTCTGTAGATGAGTCTGCAGGGACTTTCTCTTTTAAACTTGTTGGTTTGTTCCATAAGTGGTTGATGAGTTATATACATGGGGCTACTAACTCTCGGGTCTTTGAGATGGCTCAGCCTCACATTGAGATTGATGTGGTTAACTGGAAGGACACCTTTGAGGGCCTTGAGCGGGATATGACTTTAGGTGTTAATAAGTCTACTCGATCTTATACAATCAACTTAGATAACAATGTGTTTGCAGAGGGGGATGTTTACGTAGATGGCTTTAATCCAGATGGAACCTCTTCGGCCATAACCCCAACTTACACTGGGGGTTTTATGAAGATTGTCATCCCTGCCAATACAGTGTTCTTAATTAAGCGACAAGCTGTCTAATCTAACATAGTGAGGTTTCAACATGATTTTTGTAAACAAGAGTGCGTTCACTTCAGAGGTATTCAACATTGGCTTAGGTGCTTTCCTAGACTGCTACTTAGCCATCTCAGGTGCAGGCACAGTCACCATCGAACAGAAGGGTGATGATGGAGTGTGGCGAAGCTACCCAGAGACTACTTTCACAGGCAACGGGGCTTACATTGTTTCACTCCGAGGTGCAGATACTCGGATCAAGATAACTAATAATACGACTGTGGAGTTTACGTTTTGATTGCCCGCCCTATATCTCGCCCTGTATCCAGGGGGGTGTCTCGAAGGGTGAATGAATTAATTGGAGGTGGCTGGACTCCCCCAGATGATGCTAAGTATCTGGACTTCGAGAATGACAGGTATAGTGCCGATGGTGTTCGGTCTACCATTAGTTCCTTAAGTTCCTTTGCTAGACTTTCCTCTGCGACGATGTGGAAATATGATACTCTAATTGATGTTCCAGATAATGCCCCACGAATTAACAATGACGGGTTACTAATAGAGCCTCAGAGGACAAACTTATTTCCAAATTCTGTAATTACTACTGGTTCAGTTGGAGTAATCCCAACAACATTAGAAATTAGTGAAGGAAATGTAGTCCCGGCTGTGAGATTTCCGCAAAAAACGACAACTTATTCGTATGTCAGTGTTTTAAGGCCAAACCCCTGCGTAATATCTGCTTACGTGAAAAACTCGGATAATTCAAAGCCTGAATTTGTAGGTATAGGGTCGGGTTTAGGGGCCGACTTTTCGTTTGTACTGGTGGGAAATGCCTTGCCAACTGTTAATTACACCGTCTCAAGTCATGGTGACGTGTATCGGGTATCCGGTCTCTCCGAGCAACCAGAGGAGCAAGGAAATATTGGAATCGTGAAATATAACGGAAACGCAGCGAAAGATGTCACTGCGACTTATCGTCAGGTAGAAGCTGGAGACACCCTCACAAGCCTTATCAAGTCTTCTGGCTCTCCATCTACGCGCGCAAAAGAAACCCTGATCGTCCCATTCACAACAGGTCAAACAGTCACAGCGGATAAAGATGCAGGAGTAACAATGACAATCGTGGACAATAACGCAGTGTTTGAAGGCCATGGTTATATCAGATCAGTAAGGGTTAACTAATGCACACATACAAATTGAAGTTTGATAATGAAGCTCAAGCTAAGACCGCTGTAGAATTGGCGACATCTGGGCTGAAACCTTGGGATTATGATGTGAAAGTAATCGGTGTTCATAAAGAATACGAATACGATGAGACTGACCCCGGAGCCGAACCAACAGTAACTGAGTTCGATGGCTGGCACGTAGATATTGTCAGTCTTGTGGAGCTAGAGTTTGATCCAATGTTCCTAGTTGACCCTAGGAATCCAATCCATGAATTTTCTCAATTATAACTAAAGGAGTTACAAATGTCGTCACTCGTGGCAAACTTACTACCACTACTTATCCGTGGTGCTCAGTCTAAAATCTTAGGTGGAATCTTCACTGTACTCTTACGGCGACTTGCAGCTAAGACTAAGAATACTATTGATGATGAAATTGTTGAAGTAATCTTAAAGGATAAGGAATATGTAAATGATGAGGCTGGCCGAGCTAGTTAGGCAAGCCACTGTACCCTTGATAGTCTCTGCGGCTATCGGGGGTTACAACATCTTGCAACGAGCAGAGTACTCAGAATCTCTGCTTAGACAGAACATAGAGGTTACTGCGGAGTTAAGCCGAGCGGTGACAGACTTAAGGCTCCAGATGGCTACCTTCTCCGAGAAGTATGTAACCAGAGATGAGCTAGAACGTAAAATAGGACACACTTATGGCCCTAGAGACAGCAAATACAATCAATCAACTGGTCGAGAGTAACCCCCTAGGGACTGACACTAAGTCCCAAGGTGATGACCATATTCGATTGATTAAGAAGACTTTACGTAATACCTTTCCAAACCTCACAGGCCCCATCACAGTATCTGAGGCTGCAATCAATGGCCTAGGTTCAGGTAAGAACTTGACGTTCCCCGGGATGATTGTCATGTGGTCTGGAGCTACAGCCCCCTCTGGTTGGTTACTTTGTAATGGCGTGGGGACTCTCTCCAATGGGCAAGCAGTCCCAGATCTACGTGGGAAGTTCATCGTAGGTGCAGGTGGTGGTACATCCATAGGCGATACTGGTGGTGCTCTTGTGCATAACCATCCGGTAGCTATCTCAGGGACTTCCTTGAGTGTAGACCAAGTTCCTGAACACTCTCACCAAGTCAGTTACAACCGTGTGACACCGGATGGATCTGACATGTATGTAGGGGAATCTTATGAACCCCTTGGCCCAGTTAACTTTGGTTCGGCTTCAGCCTTCCACAACCGTACAAGCAGCACCATTGGCAAGGGTGACCCACATACACACACTGCAGTTGCAACTGAGGCTAGTAGCCTACCACCTTACTACTCATTAGCTTTCATCATCAAGGAGTAACCTATGGCTATGGATCTCCCCCGTATCCCAATTAAGAACCCAGTTGGTATTGCTATTGATCCCAACCCTACAGACTTACCCCCTACGGTGTGGTCTGGTGGTAAGAACATCTCCTTTCGGAACGGGAAGGTCCGTAGAGCCCAAGGCCACTCTCGTGTGTTCTCCCCAACAATCACTCCACCAACTTATCTGTATCCATACTTAAACCAGAATGTCCCCTATTGGTTCCAGTGTTCTTACAACAACATCTATGTAACCCCGGGGCTTGTGTGGGAAGATGTTAGTCGTTTAAGTGGGCCTTATAATGCATCTACAGAATACCCTTGGAATGGCTGCTTCTTAAATGGCCTAGTGGCTATGAATAATGGATTTGATGTACCTCAGATGTTTAAGCCTAACGCTGATAAGTTCGAGGACTTAGCCAACTGGCCTGCTGGATATCGTTGTAAGATTATGAGATCCTATAAGAACTATCTTGTGGCTCTCAACCTTACGTCAGGATCAGTGACTCAGCCCACGACAGTCAAGTGGTCCAGTCCAGCAGACCCAGGGGAAGCTCCTAACAAGTGGACTACTGATGATGCAACCTCAGAAGCAGGTGAGGCATTCCTAGCGGACACCCCCGGGGCTATTGTCGATGGTATTAAGCTTCGGGATAGCCTTATCATCTACAAGGAAGATTCAGTCTACTCAATGCGACACATCGGTGGAGTCTTTGTATTCCAGTTCCAACAGCTCTTCGATGACATTGGTATGCTAGCCCCTAATTGCGCTGTAGAGTTTGATGGTAAGCACTTTGTGGTAGGGCAAGGGGATGTCTATGTACACAATGGGGTTCAGAAGTCCAGTGTAATTGAAGGTAAAATGAAGGAGTATCTCTTTGGTGCTATCCGCACCGCAGGTGTCAACAGTGTCTTTGTTGTCCCTGATTATAAGAACTCCGAGATGTGGATCTGCTTCCAATCATCAGGTGGTAATACTGAAAAAGGTTTCTGCGATCAAGCCCTCATTTGGAACTGGACAGAGAACCACTGGACTATCCGAGATCTTCCTAATGTAATCTGTGGGACTATTGGTATCGTAGATCCACGAGCCCCTAATAACTGGGATGATGATGGCAACATTTGGAACTCAGATACAACCGTCTGGGGGTCTGACACATACAACCCAAGCCGTACCAAGATAGTCTTTGGATCAGCAGTGAATGAGGCTATCTATATTGTTGGTGATAATGCTACCTTTGATGGAGCAACCTTTGATAGCTATGTAGAGAAGACTGATATCTATTTGGATGATGACTTGAACCTTAAAAGTCTCAACTCAGTAACCCCTCACGTAAGCGGAGAAGGCTCTTGCTCTGTAAGGGTAGGCTCCTCTAACACCCCAGATGGATCAGTCCGCTGGGATGACGTCAGGCCCTTCAACATAGGTGTAAGTCATAAGGTTGACTCACGGACTAACGGAAGGTACATAGCCGTCAGGTTTAACTTTAACTCAGCACTAGAGTGGGTATTCAATGGGTACACCCTAGAGTTTGTAGCCAATGTGGGTAAACGATAATGTCTTATAGTCCTCAAGTTCCACCTCAAGACCCTGAAGAGTTACTCCCGTTCCTACAGGATGAGTTCTTTAAAGTAGCCCAAGAGTTCAACCCACGGTTGGAAGGGGAGTGGGAGGTGATGTATAAGCTCCCTAAGCGTGTTAAGCCTGGGATGATTCAGTACTTCGATGGAGTAGCTGCAGACCCCCTTGGGACAGGCAAGGAGGGCCTCTATCGCTATGGCCTAGATAACCTATGGCATTACATAGAACACGTCCCTACGGTCATCCCACCAGCCCCTACGCCTGGCCCTTGGACACCCTACACTATCAACAGTAACTGGGGAGATGGGGGCTCTAATATCTACCGTAAGAATCTCTTCAGTGTGTCTTTGGCAATCTCTGCTGTGGAGACTGCAACTTCAGATAATGGACAGGTGCTTCTCACACTGCCTGTGGGAATGAGGCCTCCGGGATTGCTTTACTTCCAAGCCACCTCCCCTAGCCTTGGTAATATCAATACACTCACCTCTATGCCCTTCCTATTAGTTAGGGCTAACGGTACAGTTACGATTGAAGGGTTTAACAAGACATCAGGTGGGGTCTATGGTACTTTTGAGATACCTACAGGTGACTATTGAAAATAAAGCTTGACAAGGGTTTGAAACCTTGGTATAATAACCTATAGGCTTTTATAAAGGTTAATCAATTCATCAATGATACTTATCATCACTAAAGAGAATCTTAAGGTACTAGAGGTTTGTTTTACTGGATTGGAAAGGGCTTTGACTAAGACTACCCTAGGTAAGTCTTGGGATTTCCCTTCCCTCATCCATAGCATCTCTACAAGTCACGCTTACGCTTTCCATCAGGTAGAGTCAGGGTACAGTGGGGTCTTTACATTCCTAGAGACTCCATTAACCAAGTCACTCCATTGGTGGTGGAGCGGTAAAGATCCAGAGAATAAGATTGATATTGATTATACTGAGGTTGACAACTTCCTTGTATCAGCAGCAAAATTCTTTGACTGTACCCAGATAATAGGGGAGGGTCGTAAAGGTTGGGAAAAGATAGGAGGACCTCTAGGTTATAAAGAGGATTCTCGAATATACACTAAAGAGGTCTAATATGAGTTTTCTCAAGTATAATGTCTACAAACTTATGGGTGTCCCAACAGAGGACATGGGTAAGCGTTTTAAAGGTGGTGGTAAGCAGAAAAGTGAGAGCACTGTTACACCACATCAAACAGGCCAATTTAACACACTCCTCAAGGGCTCTGGCTCTTGGTTAAGTCAAGGTGGTTTTGATAAAGACTATGGAGGGGAGGCTGACTTCAATAATGTAGCTGGGATGACTCAAGGCCAACAGGCTGGTATCCAAGGTTCACAAGAAGTTGGTCAAAACCTCCAAGGTATGTATAATCAAATGGGGGGTCAGTCCCTAGGAAACTTCTTCGGGGCTTATGACCCAAATAAGACTGGTCTGAATGAGGCAATGGGTGCTGTTAATAACCAGATGGACTGGAACTACAACACTAACACCGCGCAGACTATTAGAGACGGTGCTACTGGTGCTGGCCAATATGGTTCTACACGCCATGGCGTAGCTGAGGGTATAGCCCAAAGCCAACTAAGTCAGCAAAAGATGAATGCTAACAGCCAGATGGCGTTCCAAGATCAGCAGCAGTTTAACCAGAATCAATTAGGTATGCTAGGTAATCTATCATCCATCACTAAGGGTCTAAGCTCTGGGGCAGGTCTCCAGTATGACGCAGGAACCTTAGAACAGCAGCAAGAACAGAATGAAATCAATGGACAGTTACAGAAATGGATGTATGAGAATAATGCTTCCTTGAATGACCTCTTGGCATATAAGCAGTTAATCTCAGGTGACATGGGTGGAACCTCTAAGGGCACATCGAAAGGTGGTGGTGGAGGTGGCGGTAACGCCTTAGCTTCATTTGGTGGTTCAGCCCTAGGCTCTTACATGGGTGGAGGTATGGGTTAATATGGCTATTGAAATCAAAGCGCCAATGGTTGACCAACTCTTCGCCATTGGTTCTACGGTTGGTAGTAATGGACAGATGAGTACAACCCAACCAAGTTCATATAGAGGCTCTCATCAAACCCCACAGCAGCAAGAACAAGGTAGCGGTGATGGACTCTCCTCTGTAGCAGGTAAGGTGGCAGGTAAGTATTTGCAGACTGGTAGCCTAACTGGGGGTGGCACTACTGCAGCCGCAGGTGGTGCATCAGCAGGTGGAGGCACTGGCTTCGGGCTAGGTGGCTCCCTTGTGTCTGGTGGTATGGGCAGCGCTACGTATGCAGGAGGTAGTGCAGCAGCCGCTGGTGGTAGCGCAGTCGCAGGTGGAGGCACTAGCTTTGGACTAGGTGGCTCCCTCGTATCCGGGGGAATGGGTGGTGCTACCTACGCAGGTGGGGGTGCAGCAGCCGCTGGTGGTGGTGGCCTCCTAGGTGGAGGTGCAGCCGCAGGTGGTGGAGCAGCAGCCGGAGGGGGTGCAGCCGCAGGTGGTGGTGCAACTTCCGCTGTGGCAGGTGGCCCTTGGGCTTGGTTAGCAGCAGCTATCATTGCCAACGAAACCGCTGCTAAGAAAGCCGGTAGACGTGATGAGAATAGTGGTAAGCACTTCCAAGATATGCTCACTGGTAAAGTCCTTGAGCAAGATGGCGAATACTATAGTGATAAAGTTGGGGGCATCGGTGGTAAGACTATGAAGTTTGGTAGTCAGATGGGTAACCCCGAAGGTGTCTTTAACAATATCAAGAAAATCTTTAAGTAGGAGTATTTATGCCAAATAGTATCCCAATCTGGGAACGAGAGGCTGCACGAACCATATCCATTATGAATGGTGAACCAGATCGCGTTAAGAAGCCTAAGAAGCCTAAAGCACCCAAGGAAGCTAAAGCACCCAAGGAAGCTAAAGCACCTAAGTCTATTAAGTCTATCGGTGAGAAGGCTGCCAAAGACGGTATTAAGGAAATTAAGAGTGGATCTAGTGGGACTCCTAAACCTTCCCCCGCAGCGTCTACAGCAGCTAAGGCTCCGGGGCTCTTGGGTAGACTTGGTAGTGGTCTTGCGACTGGCCTACGGGTAGCTGGTTCAGCCCCTGCGGTAGGACTTCAGGCTGCCCTCATGCCCGGAGAATTATCAGGTAGTGATCTTGAGTCCCCCCAAGAGGGGGCTAGTAATTGGGTCAATGAGAACCCTGAAGAAGCTATTAGTGCCACTGGTAAGATCAACAGTCTAGTTAATCGTAGCATACAAGAGGCTAAAGATAAATGGGCTCCACCTCCAGTTCAAGAACAAGAGGTTGCCCCTCCAGTTCCACCCGAGGCTCCACCTCAAGCTCCAGCCCCAGACCCAGAGCAACAGAAGCAGATTGAGATCCAACGGCAGACTGTTGAGACTGGGGCACTGAAGGGATTAGAGACTGGACAAGTGAGCCGCCCCGGTTTAGCCGAAGCTATCGTTGATGCTGATGCCCAACGTGCAGGTGAGCAGCTAACCCCAGAACAATCAAAACAAGCAGTACAGCAAGAGTTAGTATCCATGAAGTCTATGGACAATACAGAACTCTCTAAGTATGTTTCGTATGCTTTGATTGCAGGTGGTGTCCTTGCATCCTTTTTGGATAAGTCTGGAAAGTCTGCCGATATGTTCCATGATTCCTTTAACCGACAGTTAGACCGAAATGCGGAGGAGAAGGAACGAGCTGCTGCTGCTGAACAGGCAGCCTTAAAGCATGCATTGGAAGAGCGTAAGGTTGCAGCTACAGAGGCTGATGTTGGTTCAAAGGTCGAAGACCGGACAGAGACCCGAGAACTCACTAGGACGAAGACTGAGGGGTTACTTGAGAAGTGGCTGAATGAAGCAGGCTTAGGCCAGGCAAGATTAGACAATGAACGAACCCGTACAGGCCTCATGGGTAGTCGCCTAGATATGGATGTACAGGATAAGAATATTAAGAACGCCCAAGCTAATCGTAAGCTAGACCAATATGACCGACGACTGGGCCAGTGGGATAAGACGCTTGAGCAGAATGCTGCTAAGTCTAGTGGTAGTAGTACAGGTGTTTCTCTATCCTATGAAGATAACACTAAGTTGACTTCAGATGTATTATCAGCAAAAGGTATCAATGTTTCCTCAGAGGTTAAGCAAGCGGTGGCCTCAAGACTCCCTACCATTCAAAAGCTAACTCCAGATCTATCTGCTACTCAGATGGTAGAGATAGCCCTAGATGAACTTCAAGGTGAGATCTCCAGTAAAGAGCCCGGTCTCCTCGGAAGAATCTTTGGTCAGGGGAATACGTATTCATTCGATAAACTACAGTAGGTACTTATGACATTACAAGAGCGTGCGGCTGCTAAACTGGCCAGTGGTGCTGATAAGAAAGCACCTATAGTTCCACTTAAGGAAAGAGCTAAGGCAGCGCAAGCTGCCCGAGACACCTCCGGCTCTGCGCTTAAGAGTATGGTTACAAAACCACAGGCTGCACCTAGTGTACTTCAAAGTATGGCCGCTGCATCTACTAAACGTGACCCCGACTCTATGTCCTCAAACATCGGACGAGCTACTGACAGGGCTCAAGCCGCTGTGGGTGGTACGATAGAGGCCATAGGTCAAGTCACAGGGTCACAGTACCTTAAGGACAAAGGGGATCAAATCCGTACTGAACAGCTAGCTCAGGCAGCAGAGTATGGAAACCCCACACAACCACGGACATACAAGGATGTAGACTTCAGTAGCCCATCTAGTGTTACAGAGTGGGCAGGGAACCTATTCCAAGACTCTGCCCCAGCCATGGGTACAATCCTAGCTGGTTCTGCAGCAGGTGCTAAGGTTGGAGCACCTTTTGGTACTGCTGGTAAGGCCATAGGTAGTGCTGTTGGTGCATTACTAACCTCCGCTGGTATTAACATTGGTGAAGTCCAGAATGCTATCCACGAGGAAGACCCTAACGCTGAGTCCCCTTGGCATTCCATCTTAACCGGTACAGGCATGGCCACCCTTGATATGGCTGGTGCTGGTGTATTGCTTAAGCCTCTTATTAAAAACCTAGGGGAGGAGGTAGTATACGAGGGGTTAGTCAAACAGGGGGTTGCTAAGGGTGTAGCCCTAGACTTAATCGCAGGTGGTTCCACAGAGGCTGCTATTGGTGCAGCCCAAGGTGCTCTACAGCATGTAGGTGTTCAGAGTGGATTAGACAGAGACATAGACTTAGATGCAATGTCTGAGGATGTGATTAATGGATTGGTTGGTGGAGCAGCCCTAGGTAGTACCATTCGAGCTGCGACAGGTGCTATAGGTCGTATTAGCCACAATGGTATGGTAGATGGGGAAGCCTTTGATCGTGCTGTCAAGGAGGCTGACACAGGCTCTCAGTCTATCATGGGTAAGACTTGGTCTACCTTTGGTGGTCGCTCTACAGATATGCTGAAGGGGTTAGGGAATATATCCACCTCAGCTAAAGACTTCTTAACATCATTCAATCCAGATGAAACTGGTAAGACTGCAACTAAGAAGACTTTGTTTGAAGACTCTGCATTGCTCTCAGGTAAGTGGAGATCAGGTATTGAACCACACCTAACGGGTAAGTCCAAGGAAGAGCTTAGGGCCATCATGGATGACCTCTCAGACCCTGCAAAGAACCAGAGTGCTACCCCCTATACTCCACCACCTCGTACAACACCTAAGGGTAAGGTTAAGCAGGATAAGTCTCGACCACAGGCTAAGTCTGAGGCTGAGTCCATACCCGGTGTACGTAAGGTACTAGATGATGTACACGCAGAGGCAGTTAAGCGTGGGTTAGATATTGGTTACATCCCGGGGCACTTACCTTTACGTATAGACCCAGATCAAATCAATACTAATCGTTCCCAATTCATACAAGATATTACTCCTTACTTTGAATCTCCAGAAGCAGCTAACAAGGCTGTGGATTCATACATGGAGATGATTGCAAGGAATGAAGACCCAGGGGCTGCACCCTTAGTTAATCGAGCGGTTAATGAAGATACCACCCCGGGGCAGTTAGAAGTCTTGATGAGGTTCCGAAAGGATAAGTCTAACCCTGACAACATGAAGTATCGGTTTGGACAAGGTGCAGTAATGCCTGAGTTCGGACACCTTGAGAAGCAACGAGCCTTTGCTATGGTTCCCCAGAACATTCTTAATAATTATGTGATGGAGAAGACTCCAGATCAAAAGGTTCAGGCTATCAAGGACTACATTGATGGGGCAGCCCACCGACTAGCCTTCGTTGATAAGTTTGGTGCTCAGGGAGAGTATGCTAACGCCATTATCGCTAAGGCTGTGGCAGAGGCTCAGAAGGCAGGACGGACTGTTAAGAAAGTAGAGATTGATCGGATGTATGATCTCCTTGACGCATACAATGGTATGCACAAGCGGGTTACTGATGCTCGTATCCGTAGCATCCAAAGTGGTGTAGCTGCAGTACTAACAGTTAAGGCCCTCCCTCTGGTTGCCTTATCGAGCATGACTGAGTTTATTACACCAGCTATCCGCGGTGATATCTCTTCTGCTCTATTCTCAATCATACCAACCTTTGCACAGATAGCTAAGGATGGTGCTAGGACTTTGTTGAAAGGTTCACACCGTTCGGAGTTCTCCCAGTTGTCAGCAGAGATTAACAACACCTTTGCTGCATCCACGAGTGTTCTCGCGGAGCGACTTGGGCAGAATATGTTTAACAAAGGTGCAGCTACGGGTCTTAAGTGGTTCTTCATTGGTAACGGACTTAGTGCCATGACACACTTCAACCGAGTGTATGCTGCTAAGACTGCTGATAGTATCTTTAAGCGTAACATCGAGGCACTAGCCCGAGGCTTACCAGTGAATAGCCCTAAGGGTCGCTACTACACTAACCAGCTACGGTCTATGGGTGTTGATGTTAATACTAACTTAGATGCCCAGACTTTGCACTCTCCCCAGAATAAGTCCCAGAAGACAGCCACAAGGGAAGCGCGCAAGTTAGCCATGAGGCGTTTCACAGACCAATCAGTCTTGAACCCTAACATAGCTGACACTCCTATGTGGATGAATGAGGGACGGATGCAACTCTTCGCCCTACTTAAGAGATATCCTGCTGCCTTTGGTAACACCATCCTCCCACAATTAGCTCGTAAGATATCCCCAGACTACTCTGGGTCATATACACGTTCTGCTGGGGCTATGGTTGGTGCAGGGTTCACCATAGGTATGTTGCTAGCTATTGGCTACATGCAGGATGAGCTGAAGCAGATTGCTAAATCAGGGGAGCTTGAGTATGAGGATAACCGAACTGCAGCCCAACGATTCTTAGATGTACTAGCGGTAACCCTTTTGCCTTTGCAATTGGGTATCGTCGCAGACTTCTTTGGATCATCCCGATATGGTTCAACACCTGCAGAAGTATTTGCAGGACCTATTGGTGGGTTGATGACTGACTTCCGTAACGCTGGCCTTAAGACTATCACCTCCTTTGAGAATGATGATCCAACTGCTGGTTACATTGGTGAGTTCCTCTTTAAACAATCTCCTTTCCGTCCATTCAAGAAAGCACAAGAGGCTATCAAGTCTGGGTTAGATATAGAGTAGAAACTAAAAAGCCCCCAAGGATTTCTCCAAGGGGGCTTTTTTTTGGTCTACAATTTAGAGGAAGTGTTTGATATCAATAATCTCTAGGTCATACATACCGTCATGTACATCCCGGAGGTTACATACCCCACGCCAATGGTTATTACCCTGAGGTCCCTTGTAGGACTCCTCATGTGAGTAGAAGCTACCAGCGACTAGCCCATGGATGCGCTTGTCACCTACTGCCTCAATGTGGTACTTGAAGCCTTGCTCATGGCCTTGAACAAATGACCTCTTAATCTTATTCAGCCGGTGCTCAGCTGTACCACCATGTGGGCGACCGCTGTTATGATTATAGAAATAGTGGCTGAAGTCAACGCCACCAATAGTGTTAACCCGAAGAAACCCATGGGTGTTCCAATCGGAAAGGTCGAGTGTGTCATAACCAAGTGCTCCTTGAACTTCTGGATGATTGTTCTCATACCGCAGGATACGCTCCTCGTGGTTGCCTATATGGAAGTGCATCTCTGGTCGATAGATACGCTTACGGTTACGGGACTGACTTGCCTGAAGTCGTCGGATAGGCTCTAGCAATAACTGCATAGCCTCATTACCAGACTCAATATCAGAACGAACACGACGACCCTCAATCTTAGCTGTACCTTTGTCATAGCTAGATAGGGATGGCATATCAAACCAATCCCCGATATTTACAATAACATCTGGTTGGGCTTCGGCAAGATACTCCCCGTAGTTTCCAATATGGTCTATATTAACTCCCGGACGAACTTGTGCATCAGGAATAAGTGCCAAGTGTCGGATTGGTCTGGACATTAAGATTTTACCTCATAATTAAGAAGGAATTCATAGACTCGGGGGTCGATCAAGTATTTGTATTTCTCAGCCATACGTTTTATGTTCCACTCTTTAGCTTCTTTATAAACCTTATGAGCTTCTTCAGGGGTAGTATATGTTCCTAAATAGTGAAGGCACCCATCAACACTAATGGTTGCTCGGTATCGCCTACCTTTGGCGCTGACCCCTATAGGTAATACCCCTCTATCATTCCACCTACTTGTCAACAGACTGTTGAGGTCTTGTGGCAGGAAAGTAGAAGTGTCCTTGGAATAGATTTTATTTCCACCAGATATTAAGTCCTTATCTAAGGCCCACCCTGCTGCTCGTCGCTGTCCTTCAAACCACTCAGCGAATACTTGGAAGTTATGCCAATCTGGGTGGACTGTACATCCGACATAAGTTGGAAACTTTCGTTGGTACTCTGGGTTGTAGCATCGCATAAGCATACTCCCCCACGTCTTATACGCTGGCGTTTGTTTACCTAAAACCTTAGATTTATATGCCCCGTTTCCAAGGTAACCAACTCCCTGTACAGTTTTATCAGTCTTTTTTATTTGTTGCATTCATATACTCCAAGAAAGATTCTTCGCTATACCAAGTGAACCCATGCTTATCAGCCCACTCTGCCATTGTCTGTTTAGTACCATCCTTACGTTTCTTCAACCAGTGCATAGCCTTAGTTGGTGTCTCAAATACAAACACTAGCTCAGCCTCTGGTGGTAAGCTCTTACGAACCCACAGGTATTTAGAGGCTTCAGCAGAGTCTTGGAAGTAGCCCTTAATCTCCACGTACACCTGCTTCGTCGAGCCACATTTCAGTAAAGCGTCCGGGTTGTACTTGTGGTCTATCGAATACGCTACGGGTTCTGGTTTCCAACTCAAGATCCCCTCCTCCAAATGGGAGTTCAAGGCCTCTGAGAGTCTCTGCTCTGTTTTGGAATCGAACTTGGTTCCTGCTAGGGATGCGTCTCGGGGTCGGAAGTATCTCCCTTGTATTTTCAAGTAGTTGCTCCTCATAGAGTTTACGTAAGAGTTTTGAAAAGTATCTCTTCATTATTAAGTTAGAGCTAACTACAACCTTGTGGGTTGGGTACTTCTCAGTTAGTCGTCTAAGGTGTTTGATGTGATGTGGGATTGAGTCGCCTTCTTGGATTAACCCTTGCTGGGAACTATAGGTGTCAGCCACAGCAGTAATCGTTAGTGTGCTATTCTCTTTATCCTGTATGTAATTTCGAGATCTAAACAGTGGATCACCGGGTCGTAGCAAGTAGATCTCACATAATCCTATATCAAAGGCTAACGGATGGCGATGACCGTAAGGTGTAAAGATAAGGTTTATAGGGAAGTCGCCCCTCGGATAAGTGACTGACTCGAACACCTTGAGACCCATTGGGTAGTCCTCACCCTCACGTCCTAAGAGCTTAAAGGTATGTCTAAAGGAGTCAAAGATGCTCTTGGCAAAACCCTCAGTATCAACCTCGGGGGCCATCAAGAAGAAGTCAAGGTCCTTAGGTTGGACACCATTGTCAATGTCTCGAAGGAAGCCGCCAGCTAATACTGCACCTCCCTCAAATTCCTGCACCTTAACTAAGGTATTCCTCGCTCTCTCCTCTAAAGAAATAGTTGGTTGTGTCATAAGGTATCTCCCATAATTTGTTAGGTTTGCAATTAACCTCATTACCAACCCACTCTAGGTCAAGCCATGAGCGATCTCGGATTAGATAAAGAAGCCTTGCGTTTTCTGTTAGGTGTAATTCCCATTGGTCTCCGTATGCCTTTTGGTATTCATAGACACACACCTTGAAGTAATCTTCATCTGTCTCACAAGCTTGGAAGAGTGTTTCAATAGAGCCTGGGCCTACGCCCTTGCATCCACCAATGTTGTCTACAGAGTCTCCACATAAGAGCTGCCCCCATAGGAACTTGGGGCCATGTCCTTGGAGCTTCCAAGACTTAGTCTTCTTATCTTTTCCATACATCTTAAAGCTTGCTGAGACCTCACCTAAGCCTTCAACCTTGAAAGGCCCTAGCTCAGGTTGGTTCTCACCACAAGACCAACTGTAGTGATTACAGTCAGGTATCTGCCGTATGTCTTTGTCCCGGGAACAAGCAGTGTAGTTTAAACCCTCCTCTGTTCCCCGTACACCTAGCCAATCATCAGCCTCAATACCATTAAAGGTTACTGCACCCCAGTGTTCCTTGAGGCGACGAGAGACTGTCTCCCAGTGATAGGGCTTCTGCAAACCAACACGCTGTCCTTTATAGGGGCGAAGGGTTGCAACCCAGTCTCTGTAGTTACCGGGGCCTGTAAGGTACACCTCATAAGCGTTAGCCCCTACAGCCTCGATGATTGATTGGATACGTTGGTCAACCAAGGCATTAACATCTGCATCTGGCCAAGGTCGCTCTACGAAGATGTCGAAGACTTGCTCTCTCGATGTGGCTACAGCCCCCAGCTCATATCTTAATACGTCACCATCAATACCAGCTATCATTACACACCCCTCGGCAACGGCTCTAGTTCATGTAAGATTTCTTCCCAATGTAATGCTAGGGCAGCAGCTTGGCCCTTGGCCCGATACTCAGGGTGCTCTACGTTAGGTGTGGCCAATCGTTCATAGCTCTGCCAATCATAATAGGCTTCCTCCATTCGTTTAGCCTTAGCCATTTGGAACTCCGTAATGGAGTACCCCGGGGGGCCGAAGTCCCCCGTGTCCATGCCTGTTCGTTGGTAGTTGGATGGGATTGACTTAGCCCTTGGGCTTAAGCAGAGTAACATTGGACTCCCCCTTGTTCTCGAAAGACTCTAGGACTCGTTCATATTCTCGCATTAGTATCAAGACCTTGGGGTAGGCTATGTCTTCTGCCTCTATGTGACCAGATTGCTTATTGATTAAGTGATAAACCTTCTTATAATCATTCACACCAGTCCATAGGAAGTAGTGCTTGCTTTCATTCATCATTAGTCGTTGGGACATTGTTTCTCCTTTAGATAGAACTCTAGGATCGCTAGAGCATTCCAAGCCTCGTGATACAAGTGTGGGAGTTTACTGTCTGTATCGAACTCTTCACCCTTATGGCGGTACAGCTTGTGGCGACCGCCTGCAGACTCATATCGTTGGAAACCATTTGGTACTTCTTTCCAACCACCTCGGGTATACTTATTAGCCCCAAAGGTGGCTACCTCAGACACCGCAAGTAACGCACTAGGGAAGGACTCGAAGAGGATACTTACGTCTATCTTCCCCGCGTCAACCTTAGCCCCCGGGGAGTCCTGAGGAAGACCGCTAGGGTCAACCTCTAGTGGATGGAATGTCTCCGTTAGGAATAGGGCATCATTAGATAGGGGCATCGTCATCCTCCATTTCATCTCCTGCAACAGTGAAAGGATCATCATTGACTTCCTCCATTACAGTGTTCACTGGGCCACCGAAGAGTGGATCGTCATCTCCTGCAGCAGAACCCACAACTAACTCATGGATACGAACACCACGGAGACGTAATGCTAAGATAATACCCTTGCGGTTTGCACCTGCCTGAGTCTCAGCTACAATGCCTACCTCTACAACAGAGCCGCCCCAAGGTTCAGAGCCAGTGTAAGCTGTATTGTCTGCATTGATTACCACAGGTTTCATCTCAATCTCTTGACGCTCACCTGACTTACGATCAACCCAACGTACGAAACGCTTCTGCTTAATCTTAAAGGATGCAGTACCGTCATCATTCTCTCGGTAGTTGCAGAGACCAGCAAAGCTTGGGTCAAGGGCTTCGATCTGAGCCTTGAGTTTCTGAGCTTGCTTTAGGTCATAAACCAAGGAGATTTGGTAGCAACCCTCGGCATCATACTCAGTGTCAGGTTTGATCACGTTGATGAAGATAGCCTTGGTAGCTGGGAAGTTGAAACGTACAGATGCTTTCTTACTAGACATATATTATTACCTTTACTCGAAGAAGGGATAGTTTACCACAGGGCTCAACCTTTGTCAAGCCTTTTTAAACTGAAACTTAAACAACTTGAAGTTGATTGATACGTACAGGGTTTTAGTACCCTTGATATACATTACCCACCAACCTTGATACCATTGGAAATGTTTAGCCTTACTCATGTTTACTCCTTAGTGTGTGTCTAACCATGAAGCCCCGAATTGGGAATCACTGGCTAGTGGACAGTTAAGTCCTAGTTTTACTCCAGCCCAAGTTACACAGTCCTCCATGATAGCACGCAAGGCTTGTACATCCTCAGGATGACACTCCCATTGTCCTTCATCATGCACGTCTAAGACCTTCCAAGCTCGTAGCCCTTGGGCTTTAACTTGCTCGTCTAGCCTTACCATTGCCCACTTCATTACCACTGCACCAGCAGCCTGTAGCAAAGTGTTGAGGGCCTTGTGTACAGCTACGTTGCCATCTTCAGATCTTCGCATGACTAGCTTGCGTCCATCTAAGCCGATAAGGTAGCCCTTTGCTGCTAACTCTTTTGTATCATCAATCAATCTGGCTAAGTTCGGATAAGCTGCTAGGAATTTAGCTCTAATCTCAGCTCCATCCTTAGATGTGCCTCCGATGATAGAACCTAGCTTAGCATCACCAGCACCGTAAAGGAAAGCGTAAATGAACGTCTTCGCATCATCTCGTGTTGGTAAGCCTGCTGCCACTTGGTTAGCCGTGTGGATGTCACCACCTACGATCTCCTTCGTATACTCAGGGTCGTTTACATAGTGGGCAAACATCCGTAACTCAAGACCAGCACCATCGTACCCTACGAAGACCAACTGATCTTTAGGAATGTACTTCTTATAGTGCCCATCTGGTTTCCAAACACCCTTCTTGAGGGACTCCACAATGTTAGTGTGTGGGCGCACTCGCTGACTCTCACCTAGCTCCCTTTTAAGTACCTGTCCTGACCATTCGCCAGACTTAGGTGTCCCCGTGAATAGTCCACGGATCTCAGGGCCAAAGGGTGATCGTGCTGCTGGTATGTTAACGACTACACGGTGACGCATACGCCCTGTTGGAGTAGCACATGGGTTAGCACCTGCCTCCAACCGTCCATCTTCCCTTAGCTCTCTACAGAGGCCTTCTAATAGGGATCGTCGATGTGACCAGACCATGCGTTGCATGACTAATTGACCCAAGCCCCCCTCTACAGTATCAAGGGACTCCTCAGTGATCTTCGGGGTCGTTAACACCTTACGTTGTCGCTCTAGCTTCCTCTTCACTTCGCCTATGGTTGTAATCCCAGGCTTGATCCCTTGTAGTAGCATCCTCATCCGTCCAGACTTAGAGCTACGTAGATCTTCAATGTATCGGTTGATAGAGCCGTTCAAGTCTGAGCCTTTCAGCTTCTTACCGTCTGAACCTACAGTTATGTCTTTAGTATTCCATTGGTCAGGTTTCCAGCCCTCATCTAGCAACCAATCCTTAAACTTCGCCGTCTTACCCATGTCGAAGTCTTCAAACAGAATGGCTGTAAATGGTCCGCTAACCTCAAAGAATCCCTCCCTCTCCCAAAGGCCTACAAGCCTTGCGTTAGGCTTACCAGACTTGAGGAAGGGTCTTGAGTGGGCTCCAGCAACCTTGACCATCTTGGGCATCTGCGGTACGGCCACAAGGTCAATCTTTGTTATACGTTCAGTTAGGATGTGGATGTACCACTTAGCCTGTTGACTTTTGAAGTGGACACCGTGTTTTGTTTGACGGCTAATGATAGACGCCACCTTTGACTCAATGCCTAACGAGGCTTCCCAACCTTTCATCATTTACCCCAGTTAGGATCTCCCATGATCTCCAGTAGACGACCGTAGGTGAGAATGTCTTGGTACACCTGAAGTCGGTTATACAATGGGACACCCTCTCGTGTATGGAAATGGGCTTTAGCCTTACGCTTCACCCGCATCTTCTTAATCTTCCACTCTTGTTCTGTCTTATAGAACATCTTTCCCCTCCACTGTCTTTCGGATATCGTGGACTACATCTTCGACTACCTTTACAGCAGGCTTAGTCACAGTACAGGCCAGGGTTAATGGCAATGCTACAATCTTAACTGAATCCTTTACGATGTTACTTAGGGATTTAAGCATATTATCATTCCTTCTAATTGATTTGATTAAGGATACCTTAGTATATCCGGGGGCGGCAACTTAAGTTTATCTTAACATACTTTCTTAAGCTTGTCAAGCACTATCTTAGTTAACTTATATGGGATGCCAACTGCTAGTGTGAAGCCTATAGCCCCCACCCCCATTGGTAGCCAGAATGCTCCAATGATGATTGCTGGCGGATAAGTGTATGTCTCCTTACCTTCATAGATCACACTGACCACAGCAGTGACTATGGATGCAATCATAATGTAACCGAGTATCCACAATAGAATCACTTGACAAGCTCCTCTAGTTTCTCTAATACACGGCTAGCTCGGTTGCCTTCAGCAGTTGCCGCATCTAATTGAGCCTGTAATTCTTCTTGGGCTGCAGCGTTAGCTTCCTTAAATGCTGCTAGCTCTTGGGTTAATACATCGAAGCCAGACAAGATTGCCTGAAGTTTTGATTGACCTTTCTTAACGAATAAATTCATTGTACTTCTCCTAGTTTAGCTTTTGATTTGTTTATAATCCTTTCCCATCGTTCTTCTGTCTTGCGGATATCAAGCTTTAGTTGATCCATTGTTAATGGTGTCTTACTGAAGATTGCATCACTCCCCCGATCAGGGGCATAACAATGTCGCCAGCTCCCGTTCTTCCAATATCTTGAATGAGTCCAGCGAATCCCCTTTATCTTAAACACACTTATAAACTGGCTACGCTTTTTCATTTCTTCTTCCTCACACCCTTGGCCTTGGCGTTACCTACCCGCCCACCATCAGCAGCGTTCGAGGAATGATCCCTGACCCGTAGGTTAGAGTCCCCGTTACCGCCCCCGTCTTTGACCCGGCGTACATGATCCACAACCTTGTCAGGTGGTAGCTTTCGACCAAGACGCTTCTCAACCTTACGACGGGCACGATGGCGCTGGGCATCCCCAGACTTACTACCAACACCTGTCTCACCACGTCGAATCGCAAGCTCTCTCTCCCGTTTATAATTCCGAACTTTGCTCATGTGTCCACTCCACTAATTTATCCAAGTCCCACCCCAAACTCTTAAGGAAGTATTGGAGTAGTTTATAATTGACGACACCATCTTGTAGACAATATGTGAACATCTCCTCAGAGAAGCAGGAGAAGTCATCAAAGTCACCCTTGTGTTCCCCAAGCCTAATACCCCAAGACCTCAGTGAGTGGCCTCCGGGTCGGTCAGGGTAGAATAGCCTAGACCACACTATAGTGTCAACACATCTCCAATCCTCAATCACTACACCATATAGTTTCGTGAGGGCTGGATTATCGTAGTCAAGGATGTTATGACCAACGATTAACTCAGCGTTAGTTATGACATCAAGTAGGTCACTAAGTTCCTCAGGTCTATACCCTTTCACAACTCCAGTGGGTATATCAACAACTACACCACACCAGAGTTGAGTGACGTTACGATAAAGGTCGTCAGCCTCTAGGTCGTATACAATGTGTTTAAACCGAGGGGTCTTCGATACCGTCATCTTCAACTCCTCTCCAGAAAGTAACATCTTTACCTAGCGCTAAGGCTAGTCTAACGGTTAAGCCAGTCCCATAATAGTGTGCTCCTGTATTGATAAGTAAGTCTAAATCTTCTACTGGTATAGCGAGACGCTTGGCCATAGCCTCTCGGGAGATATCATAAGGCTTCATGTGGACAGCCTCAAGGTACTTCCCGAGGGTCAGCTTCTTCTTAGATTGGGGTATCATCAACCTCCACTGGGGTATCATCCACGCCCTCTCGTTCATCTAAGCATCCAGTCTCTACTTCGTACTTGGTTAATACAACACCAGTCTGTCCGAAGTTACGATCCTTTAGGACTCGTATCCGACTGTCATGCTTATCTTCCCCAGAGGCATTCTTGTTACGCTCAAAGCCCATCACCAGTTGTGACCAACGCTGTAGAGCCCGTGAACCTGTAAACTGGTGCTCCCTTACCTCAGCACCCTCCTCGTGACTAAGCTTGCCTCCTGTTGGGTTTAAGTGACTGAAGACAAAGACCCGTATGTTCAGTTCATCTGCCATACCTGCAATGTCTGTGGCTATCCGAGCAATCTCAGTGTTAACCTCTGTTGGACTTAAGTGGTTAGTCAAGGCTGTTACGTTGTCAATGAATACAGATTTGACTCCCTCTACTACAGCCCAATATCGAATACACTCCTTGATGTTGTCCCAATCGTTAGCACCTTTGTTCCGCCAAAGGAATAGCTTACCATCTAGTATATCACAAGCGTTGTTAAATGCAACCTCGTCGAACTCAATGTCAGGCCTGTGGAAAGCCTTTCTAGACATCTTACCTGCAATGTTCTTGAGGGAGTTGTTGACGTTCTCTTCTAGGAGGAAGACACCAACATTCTCCTTGTGCTCAGTGATATTCCAAGCGGCTATCTGGTGGGCAAGTAGGGTCTTACCAATACCAGTACCTCCACCAATGGCGATAATCTCACCATCCCGTTGACCATAAGTCAGCTTCGTTAGACCCTCCCAAGGATATGACTTACCCCACTCAGGGGGCTTGCTGGCTTCGTGTCTGATCTCCTTTACAGAGACTGCGCAATCGGGAGACTTAGGCTTACCCTCGAAAAGGATAGCAGCCCAAGCCTCTTGCTCACGACCAGCCATGTGCATGTCATTAACATCTTTGAGTGGCATACAGACAAACTTACAGTCTGGGATTAGTGCCCTCACTTGGTCTACAGACTTACGCCCAGCATCATCATTGTCATAAACGTAGATGATCTCCTCAAAGCGACCTAAATCACCCTGAGTCTGTAGATAGTGAATGTCCCTAGGTGCTGTCTCAACACCTGCAGACCAGCTAATGACAGCTTGCCTTAGGTGCTTCCACTTGTCGGACAACTTGCTTTGGACTATATCAAAGACTGACATAGCGCTCAACTCGTCCTCAGTAATGATAAGCTTTTTATGGCCTACATTCTTGTGGCTTAGTTGAGCATAGCCAAAGGGTTCAACACCACCTGCGGGACTGCCCTTGTAGTAGAAAGCCTTGGGGTCAAGGTTTCGTACGTTATAGGCTACAATCTCCCGAGATCGTGTCCGAGGGTAGTAGTGCTCGACTACATCCTCACCATTGAGCATAGACAATCCAACCCGTACATCAAACCACTTTACAGCAGCTAAGGATACTCTACGGCTTGTCAAGGGGTGCTGAGGGTATTGAGCAATCTCGTCCAACTCCTCAGCGATCTCCTCTGGTGTCTTTACTCGCCTTGGTGTGAACTCTAGGTTTCCCTCTGGTGGTTCATAGTGTCCACACCTGTTGCACTTACCGAACTTAGCACCATCTTCCCCTTCAAAGAGGATAAGGTGGTTGCCTGTAGAGTCTCGGTGCTTCTTCCTACAGGATGGACAACTTTTATCACCGATTATCTTAAGTTTAGCTGCCATCCGACACCTCATACTTAAGAAGGGTCTCATATACACGGGGGCTTAGGAGGTGCTTGTTCTCTTCAGCTACTAGTCTTATATTAGACTCTTTAGCGACCTTATATGCCACAAAGGCATCTTGAGGAGTTCTATAAGTCCCTAGTCGACAGGTCTTACTATTAACCGAGAGTCTGGCTCGGTAGCCAGTATTGTGCTTAGTAACACCTGCCGGAAGCCCGTTGCTTGTGGTCTTACTCCCTGTTAGTAGTGCATTTAGTGCCCTTGGAATAATAGTACAAGTGTCAGGTGAATATACTTTATCACCACTAGAGAGGATGTCCTTATCTAGCTGCCACCCATCTTCTTTTGGCTGGGACTCATACCATGCAGCGAATGTCTGAAAGTTGTGCCACACTGGGTGCACTGTACAGCCGTCGTAAGTTGGAAGCCGTTTGCGGTAAGTAGGTAGATAACACCGCCTTAGCATGCTGCTCCATACTTCGTAGACCTTAGATTTCTTCCCCCCAACCCTAGGAGTGTGGGCTCCCTCCCCTAGGTAGCCAACTCCACATACAGACCTTTTGTTTGTCATAAGATATCTCCTTGGTTAGTGCGTGAGGTATTCTTTTGATTTAATGGCTTCACCATATTGTGCCTCAAGTTCCCGCAGTTGATCCTCTACGTCCTTGAGGCGACACCAAAGGTGCTTCACGCCCAAGCTTTCATCACAGTACTGGGCAGCACGAGCATCAACGATAGAGGCCTGTAGCATACGTTGGGAAGCCACAAGGCTTAACATACGCTTTAGGATGGCACGAGGCGCATCTACATTCTCGTGGCCAATCGTGTTAGGAGACTCTCGGTAGATCATTGCAGCTTCATGGAACTTTTGAGTTGTACCCATTATTTAGACTCCACGTAAGCTTTCCAATCACCATTAGGAACAATGGGCAGGTTGCGGTCAATGTCTTGGTGATAGATGTAAGCCTTTACCTCTTCACCTGTAGCCATCTTGAATGTACGGATTGATCGGGTATACCACTCAGGGTAGCCCTCAAGTTGATCCAAGTTACGTAAGGTTGCATCCCCTACAACATAAACTTCAACTTCTACCTTGTGCTCAGGGTCAAGCAGGCTCAGGATTGGGAAGCCACCATTGCTGTACATAGTCCCGAAGAACATGGACTTACCTTTACCTAAGCAACGGGTGTCACCCACGTATTGCTCCAGCAAGTAGTTGTTAGGTTGGCCTGAAAGTAATGTTCCGTATACCGCTACGATTGTTTGATTAGACATTTTGGAAAGCCTCTGTGTATGCTGTTAATGCCGAGCCATCTTGATCTAAGCCCGGTGCTGTATTGATCTCAAGTACGAATGCTTGATCTGTCTGGTGCTTGTATATCACATCTACTGCACCAAAGTCAAGGCCGAATGTTTGTACAGCCCGTGTTGCAGCCTCCTTAACTGCCTCAAGGCCAATCTGGTCAATGTCGTTCACTGCATAAATCCATGAGGATTCTACGTTACGAACCAGTGAGTTGTAGTTGGGGTTGTTACCCCAGTTTTCCTTACGGCGCTTCTGTTGGACAAGGATTACCTGCCCTTTGACAACGTGGACTCGATACTCAGTACGCTTACCTGCTACCCCTTGTGTGAACAACCTGCATTCTCGCAAGGAACGATGTAGGTTATCCCCGGGACGATACACGGGCATTGAGCCACCGTTGACAACACGTTGAATAGCCTCACGCTCTACATCTTGTGCGTTAACCATCAAGACAATACCTTTACCAGAGTGGCCATTGAGGATTGTTCGAGCATACATACGTGCGCCTTGCTCTACAAGGTCAAAGGCATCATCGAAGTTATCAACATACGGGATTGTAAACTGGGGTAATTCTTCTCGCATTTTACTAAAGAACATACCCTTATTTACAACACGGCTGACATTGACTGGGTGATTAAGGAAGGGTCGCCCCGCAGCTTCAGCAACACGGGCTAGTCGTTGGGCTTCACTGTTGACGCAGCCCCAGTTAATAACAGCACCAGCTCGTCGGCCAGTGTAGGTAGACCCAGTGGAACGCATCATAGTAGCACCTAGTGCTTCTTTAAGGTTGATTGCACCGTTAGATGGGCGGTCGCCCTTGAAAATATAAGTCATCTTTGTTTCTCCTTGGTTGGTTAGTACATCTGCAATAAGCCCCTATACAACTGAGGCTTATTACAAAGGACTTACGTTAGTTTTAAGACAGCGAGTAAGGCCACTAGGAGGACACCTACACAGATAAACCCTGTGGCAACCTTAGAAAGAACTTCTTCATATTGCTCCTTAAGCTCACGACTAAGTTTGTTCTCCATAGCTCCATGATAGCCAATATGATTGGGATTCCAACCAGTGTTGTAATCATGGGAAGTATTGGAAGTGTAAGGCTTCGATAGCTTCCGCGATGATGACCGGTGCTGGTACGATAAATGATTTGCTCGCCGTTTCGCCAAGTTGTTTCTCCTTAAGGTGTCGTAGGTCTTGGATTTGATCCAAGGTTGTTTGAGTGAATGGATAACGGCGTGAAGCCACAGTGTCATCTAGTGTTACAACGATTGATTCTTGTAGGGTAAGACCCATATTATATTTCTCCTGTACATTCACCACAGATAAAGTCACAGTCGTCCAGCAGGCCGCTAAAGGTACGGCCCTCGACTACAGTTAAATCATGGTTACGTCGATCATAAGGTGTAGGGATTTTACCACAGACTGAACAGCCTTTGCTGACAAAATCTACGAAATCATCCGAACGATTAAATGTATGACCGTAAGTCTTTAGTGGGTACTGGACTGAACGGCCATGATGGATCGGTGTTACTTTCTTCTCGGCAGCCTTAGCTGAACTCATTGTTCCAATATCTCGATCCTTGAGTGCATTGTGTCGAGGGTCATGGCAAGATACGAACAACCCTTTACAACCAACAACCAGATCTGTCTTACCTAAGCGGGTTATCTCGTAGGAGTTCTCAATAATCATACCAAGGGTGGTAACACCATCGAGGTCTGCTAAGCGTATACCCCAAGACTCTACCTCACGCCCTGTCGTACGCTCCTTAGCAAAGACACGACCAAACGCTGGATTGTGATCGTAAGCTTCCGAACGTAGGAAGTCTGCAGTGATAACCTGACCGTGTCGCAAGGGTATCCCCCATGAAGTGAGGTTCTTGTTAGCACGCTGCTCTATTGTGTCAACCTTGTAGCCGCTTGAGTTTCCTACGCTGTTTCTTTGATAGCTTCCCACCTGATAGTTTATACCGTAGTAGTCGTTCCAAGCGGCTTGAGACTTTGGGACAGCTAACTCTAGGAAAGACATCTCTTCAACAACAGGGCCAGTACCTCCAATACGAGCACCCTTTTCATCAAAGAGGAACTTGTAGTGCTGATTGACGGGGAGCATTGTAGGCTCTAGTCGATAGCCTGAAACACGACCCTCACGCTTAAGGAACACATCCAGCATACCTCGCTCAGATGCCCACACTAGGCTGCCACCACTGGTGGATGCTAAGTATAGTGGACGGTCTGAGTTACGGATGAAGTTTAGGGATCGTTCCTTAGAGTCCCACCACACTAGGGCAAAGGCCCCAGACAAGTGTTCAGTAACAGCTTTCTTAATCCCATGCTTGGCAATCGTCATAGTAACCATGTGGCTGTCTACGACTACCGACTTGTCATCGTGACCCTCTAGTTGATCCAGACCCCAAGAGTCAACGCCACCGTTATGCACAAGTGTGATGTGATCTTGGTTGAAAGGGTGGGCATTCGCATGATCGGACTTGTTACCCATAGTGGCGTAACGGTTGTGACCGATTAGGATATGTCCACGGTTCTTATTTAAGAAATCCTTAGTGCTCTCCATCGCTAAGAAGTCAACGGCATCTAGCGCAGCCTTATGGAAGTGGGCAGTGTTAGACTTAACATCCACCTTGATCACACCAGTGGCATGACTGCCTCGGATCTGATCTACCAGTAACAGGTTCTTGAAGAGTTGTACTTCAGGATCTGACAACAGGCTGTTACTATAAATACCAACTAATCCACACATATTATATTCCTTCTGTTTATTTGTTTAGTTTAACTTAGAACCAATCTGCGGTGCAACCATCGAGGCCATGGAGAGTAGATAGGTATCCAGTATTAGCCCTCAGATAGTTATAGTAATCTGGGTTATAACCAGTCATCACATCACTCAGCTTTACCTGTTCAGTTGCATACAATGCGCTCAATGCTGCTACCACTTGTAATCCACCCAGTAGTGTTGCTTCTCCCATAGCCGCTTGGATGTTGTGCTTGAGTAGTTCGTTAGTGTCCCACCTTGCCATAGACCGTAGGCACATATTGGCATTTCTTGAAATGGTCTGTCTTAGAGCCGCTCTAGGGTCCTGAACAGGGGTAGCTTGAGCTACTCGGGCAAGACCACCCATAGCTAGAGCATGGTACGCAGTGGATAGACCTTGAGCCATAGCCCCGTCCTCCATTGTGTAACCCTCTCGCAACCCTACAGGGAATACGTCAGAGGCAGCCTTAGTAGCGACCTTGGCTAAGAAATCGTAGTGATCTTCAGACTGATCTTCTACTACATACTTCTTAAGGTACAGCATACGCTGCGCCAACTGAATCAGCTCAGCTTCGTCTACAATGGCATGACTGCCTCGGAACTCAATGGAACCAAAGGTAGTTGTGACCTGTAGGTTTAGGCCACTGTATTTGGGCCACATATGCAGGTTCCCAAACTTACCAGCGATATTATCGCAGCCGATTACACGTTGACCAAAGTATTGCGAGAGCCAATCATTGGATTGGAATGGCACACAGAAGTTCGAGTGTCGGCGGTAAGGTTGGCAGTGATCGAAAAACATATCCTCGAACACCATGTATAGCAGCACAGTACGCTCGTACTGATCCCAGTTGAGGTCCCGAATATCCAAGTGGACGTGGGTTGAACAACGAAACGTAGGGTCTACACCTACCTCAGCCATCTTAGCAGCCATAGCCCGTAGACTATTCAGTGCCATGTCTCCAGATTGAGGACCAGCAAAGATGTACTCCTTGCCGTTACGTAGGCTGCCATCATCCTTACGAACCCAGCCCTCGATGTTCTGAGGCCAACGTCCACCGTGGATGCCCTCTAGTTCGATCTCGAAACCTAATGCACCAACAGCAGGCAGGAGATCGTTACCAGTAAACTCAATTCGATTAGGATTGATACCTAAGTGTTCAGCAATAACTGGCATAGGAAGCCCTCCATTTTAGCAAAAGGTTCTAATACAGTCAGCTTATCATCAACGATAGTGCCAACAAGGTTGCCCTTCCAGTAAGCCTTATCACCATCAACATAGGTGTCGCGAGCCTTTGGCTGGCTACACAGCTCTTCAGACTGACTGAACATACGGCAGAGCTGTCGAGGTGAAATCTCACCCTGATTGCCGTTTACCATTACGTTAGACTTGGACAAGCCCTTCCGTTGGGTACGGTTGTTGAGGCTGATAGTCACATACTTATCACGTACACCATTACCATCTAGGTCATAATAACCTGAGAGTGGACGGTACTGGATCATGTCACTACCTAGCCACCGTTGGAACTCACCATTACCACCAGTGTGATCTGATACAGGCCCGATGAACTCAAATCCATCCATCATGCGGTCATCACCGATACGCTCGGTACTTTCCACGTACATGCACTGGATAACGCCTTTGTGCTCACGGAAGATGAACGTTCCAGAGTAATACATACGCATATCATCTGTCAGAGGGTGTGTGTTCATACTGCAATACCTAATGCTTGACAAGCGGCTAGTGCAGCGGCCTTGTCGTTAGTGTTAATGATACGTTGAACCTCGTCGCTGCTCACAGTACCCTTGAATGCCTCAAGCTCACCACGTCGCTCATAGGCAGCTCGTGCCCCTTGGTATGCCCAAGCAATCAGCTCATCACTGAACAACCAGAAGTTACTCAGGGTACGGTACTCACAACCATAGTCTTTATAACGCATGGCAGCAGCCTTGCCGTATAACTCTTTACGTTGTTCGTCCTTGTCTAAAAGGATTGATGGAAGACCCAATAGGTAATCACACATCTGGATTACTTCACGAGACTTCTTCTTAGTGACTGATTCCATGTGGCCAAAGCCAATGTGTAAGTGACCACCAGCAGTACGCAACAGGGGGTTAGCTGTGGTAGGGAACTCATTGACCTTACCTGTCCAACCGTTGTGGTCAGGCTCACAGCCAAAGACCCAAGCCTGCTCACCTGCTTCCTCTAATACTTCTTCAGTGAAGATGTGTGAGGATAATCCACGGACTACATCCAACTCAAACTCACGAAGAACATCACGACCTTGCTCCAGAACAGAAAGGATATGATGACGGAATTGTTCAGGGGTAGCGCAAGGATCAATGTTGTACTCCAACAATACATTGTCCTCTTGTAATGCCCCGAAGTTGCAGGGGCGTGGGTTCTCCTTGCTACCACCAATGCGGCCAATAGCAAAGTTTACACCTTGGGCATTACCAACGAACAACTCTGGGTCTGAACCAATCAATACATTTTTCATAAGTCACCTGTTTATTTGTTTTGGATTAATTTGGCTAAAGCACGTAGCTCTGTACCAAAGTCTTGAGTCCCAACAAAGGTCTCACCCTCAAGGGCTACACCTGTAATGGGGGCACTAATCGTGATGATGTCGTCCATGTCAAACTCTCGATCCCACTCATCATCTACATAGATCATGTGCTGGACTTCACAGTCCTTGAAATAACCACTCTCAAAGATGTGACCTTTCTGTGGGCACAAGGCCTCCATTTCTGCATCGGTTCGGTTCCAGATACGGGCTAGCATCTCTAGACTTACCCCACATCTAGTCGGTGAGGAATCCTTGATGCTGTTGAGCCAAGTGGATATGCTAATGTCTTCATAGTCGTCCCAACCCTGCTCGTATCGTTTGTTTTCCCAGCAATCCATAAGGCTCTGGAATGTGGTTGGGTATAATGTTACATTTGAATCACTGTATACATTCCCACTTGCTTGCCGACCTAACCAGAGCATCGGCAGGTACTCACGGAGAGCTACAGGTGTGCCCTGCAATTCAATCCTACGAGAACTAGAGATCAACCGCATGGCAGTGATGAACCTGTTGGCATTGATTTTAGTTGGGTCACACTTAATGATTACTGCCTTACCCTGTAACTCCGCTGGCAAGGGTGTACCATTGAAGGACGTAGGCGTCCAGTCATCAATCGACACAGTACCTCGCGTCAATGTTTGGAAGAACTTACCATCTAGGAACTTCTGGATGCGCTTATTGGAGATTGACAAGACGTAAAGCTCTACGTCACCGCCCTTATCATCCCATGTGGCAGCTTGAGGCCTGTTGAAGTAAGCCCAGCAGCTACCCCAACGGTTAGGTTGACTCAGGGTTTCCTTGCGGCCATCTTGCAAGAAGTAAGCACCGTAAACTGCCATTTTATTTGTCCTCTGATAAGAATTGTTTGACTTGGTCGATTGCATTGTTAAGGGTTTGACCTGTACGGAAGGTGAAACTATCCCCTCCATTCAGGATAAACAGAGGCATAACCTGAGCGGAACAGGTATGCGTTCGATGGGCTTCACCAACACTAGGGCTTCCAAATTGTAGATCGGTTGGATAGTATGCACTTGTCACATGTAGGCCGCCTTTAAGCCAAGCCTTAGTTGGCTCAACCTTTCTAGTCCCACTTATTGGGAAGTTGTATCCACCGTTGTGATTAGACAACCCTAGAGCCACTACAGCAGCACGCCAATTGTTACCTAGCGCAGCGTACGCCTTGAGGAATGCAGGGCCTACGTTACGGCTAAGGGTGGGGTGTGTTACAGGTTTAGCAAACATCTTCAGCCACACATAGGCCTCGCGCTCAGTACACTTAGAGCTGATATTTATAACGAAATACCCTTTCTGTCCCACGTCCTTCAGGTCTTTGCCGAACTCTGCACTAGAGTATACTCCGCTTGCATCAACGTCGTAGTACCGCAGGGTAGGCCGAGGAGTATTGACCTGATCGTCCTTACGAATAAAAGAGATGCCATCCTTGTAGGACTCACGGAAGCCTTTCATGTATACCTGAGCAGCAGCCTTGGGCATATAAGTCCCGATGTATACACGGGTGTCGTAACCCTTTGTTCCAGTATTGCTATACAAGGTTGGCCAAGCGGCTAGACAGCTAGGGTGTGAACCCTTGACCATCTTGCCATCCTCACCTCTACGTGCTACGTATAGTCTTGTCATCTTAACGTCCTCATGGTTTCTTTGGTTATGGATTATTGACTCGATAAGATGCACCTATAGGTTCTTACCTAAAGATGAACCTTACACAATCAATAAACAAATATACAACACCTCTAGGTTATAAAGGTATTGTATAGATGATATATAGATTAAACCTA